GAAGCTGACCTCCATTGCCGTGCCCAAGGGCTCCCTGTGCTGGGCCGTGTTCGAGGAAGCGTATGAAATCACCCGGGAGGCGGACTTCGACACCATCGACGAGAGCATCCGCGGCGAGGTGCCGGAGGGGTACTTCAAGCGGATCTTCATCCTGCTGAACCCGTGGTCGGAAAAGACGTGGATCAAAAAGCGCTTCTTCGACCCGCCCAACGACGATAACAAGCTGGCCCTGACCACCACCTACCAGTGCAACGAGTGGCTGACGGCGGAGGATCTGCGCATCTTCGACGACATGCGGCGGAGGAACCCACGGCGCTACGCCGTGGCCGGGGAGGGCCATTGGGGCATTGTGGACGGGCTGGTGTACGAGAACTTCCGGGAGGAGCCCTTCGACCTGAACGCGGTGCGGGCGCTGCCGGGGGTGGCGAGCTGCTTCGGGCTGGACTTCGGCTATACCAACGACCCCACGGCGCTTTTCTGCGGGATATTGGACAAGGCAAACAAGCGTTTGTACGTGTTCGACGAGCTGTACGAGCGGGGCCTGAGCAACGCGCGGATTGCGGAAAAGGTGCGGGCCATGGGGTATGGCAAGGAGCGGATCACCGCGGACTGCGCGGAGCCCAAGAGCATTGACGAGCTGGTGAGCCTGGGCATCCGGGCGCAGGCGGCCAAAAAGGGCCGGGACAGCGTCAAGAGCGGCATCCAGTGGATTCAGGACTTGGAAATCCTCATTCACCCGCAGTGCGTCAATTTTGTGACGGAGATCAGCAATTACACGTGGGACAAGGACAAATTCGGGAACCTGCTCAACGAGCCCATCGACGATTTTAACCACCTGATGGACGCGATGCGCTACGGGCTGGAAAAACACATTGTAGAGAACAAATGGCTGTATTAAGGCGGTGCGGATATGCTGGAAATCCCTGAGATCAAAAAGCTGATGGAAAACGACGAGGCATCCACCAAGAAGCGGCTGGCGCGGGTGGGCCAGCGCTACTACGAGGGCGACCACGACATCCGGGAATACCGGCTGTTGTACGTGGACGGCAACGGCGACGTGCGGGAGGACAAAAACCGCAGCAACATCAAGATCAGCCACCCCTTTTTCGCGGAGCTGGTGGATCAGGAGGCCCAGTACATGCTCTCCGGCAAGGGCGGCTTCATCCGCTCCGACCGGCCGGAGCTGCAGCAGGAGCTGGACGCATATTTCAATCAAAACGAGAACTTCACGGCGGAGCTGTACGACACCATCACCGGCACCATCGCCAAGGGCTTTGAGTACATGTACGCCTACAAAGACCGGGAGGGCCGCACCAGTTTCCAGACGGCGGACAGTCTGGGCGTGGTGGAGGTGGATCCGCAGGAAAGCTCCGACGGCAAGAAGTACGTGATCTACTGGTACATCGATCAGAAGGTGCGGGACAACAAGCGCATCCGCCGCATTCAGGTCTGGAACGAGACGGAGACGTACTTCTACGCGCAGGTGGACGGCGGGGCCATCACCGAAGACCCAGACGCGGTGCTGAACCCGCGCCCGCACACGATCTGGAAGGATGACGGCGACGGGCAGACCTATTACGAGGGCTTCGGCCTGATCCCCTTTTTCCGGCTGGACAACTCCAAAAAGCAGGTCAGCGGCGTAAAGACCATTAAGGCGCTGATCGACGATTACGACCTGATGAGCTGCGGACTGAGCAACAACATACAGGACGCGAGCGAGGTGCTGTACGTGGTCAAAGGCTTTCAAGGCGAAAATCTCGACGAATTGATCCAGAACATCCGGGCAAAGAAGCACATCGGCGTGCCGGACGGCGGAGACGTGGACGTGCGGACGCTGGACATCCCCTATCAGGCCCGGCAGTCCAAATTGGAGCTGGACGAAAAGAACATCTACCGCTTCGGCATGGGCTTCAACTCGGCCAAGCCCGGGGACGGCAACGTGACCAACGTGGTCATTAAATCCCGGTATGCGCTGCTGGATCTGAAGCTGGAAATTCGCCTGAAACAGTTTTTGCGGAAGCTGCTGGATGTGGTGCTCAAGGAGATCAACCAGCGGGAGAACAGCGACTACCAGCAGAAGGATGTGTACTTCGTCTTTGAGCGGGAGGTGATGACCAACGCGCAGGACAACGCCAACATCGCTCAGGCGGAGGCGCAGACCCGGCAGACGGAGGTCAACACCCTGCTGAATCTGGCCGGGACGCTGGACGGGGAAACGCTGGTGCAGCTGATCTGCGAGCAGCTGGACATCGACTATGAGGAAATCAAGACCCGCCTGCCGAAGGAGGAAGACCCGTATGCCTCGGCGGAGGAGCTGCTGAACGGAGCGGGCGGCCATGAGTAGACCCAAGCGGGGAACCAGGCAGAACCGAACGCCCGTTCTGCACGGCCTTCCAACGCCCAATGCGGGACTGCGGCGAACCGCCCGCAGGGCCGTGGAGAAGATCGAAAAAGAGATCCTGCAAAAGCGGCTGACAGACGAAAAGGCCATCCTAAAGGAGCTGGAAAACCAGTACATGACGGCTATCGAGGCCATCAACTGGCGCATTGGGAACCTGCTGTGGCGCAAGGACGCAGACCTGCCCAACGTGATTCATCAGGTGCAGTACCAGCGGGCCATCAAAGCGCAGATTCAGGCGGCGCTTGACCGACTGCACGCCGGAGAGTATGAGAGCATCCAGCAGTACCTTAAGGACAGCTACACCGACGGCTATGTGGGCGCGATGTACACCCTGCACGAGAGCGGCGCGCCGGTGATCGCCCCCATCGATCAGGACGCGGCCATCCGGGCCATCACCATTGAGAGCAAGCTGCGGGAGCCGCTGTATGATTCGCTGGGCGTGGATCTGCGCAAGCTCAAGACCAGCATTGCCTCGGAGATCACCCGGGGCATTTCCATGGGGCAGAGCTACGACCGCATTGCGCGGAATATCAGCCTATTGACCAAAGCGCCCCTGTCCCGGGCGAAAACCATTGTGCGCACGGAGGCGGGCCGGGTGCAGGAACAGGCCGCCTATGCCGCCGGGCAGAAGGCCATTGCCGCCGGGGCCAACGTGGTAAAGCAGTGGAGCGCCGTCCTGGACGGCAAGACCCGGGAGGATCACCGGCGGCTGGATCATCAGGTGCGGGAAATGGGAGAGGCTTTCGAGGTAAACGGCCAGAAGGCACAGTACCCCCACGGCTTCGACGACCCAAAGCAGGACTGCAACTGCCGCTGTACCCTGCTGGTGATTTCCCGCTCCATGATGGACGCGGACGAGCTGAAACGGATGCAGGAGCGGGCGGAGTTCTTCGGGCTGGACAAGACCAAGGACTTTGAGGAGTTCCGGGAAAAGTATCTGAAAGCAAGCGACCAGCAGGAATACAATATGGCGCGGGCGTCCAAAATAGAAGCGAACGGGCTGTTCGTCAACAGGAATGAGAAACTGCACCGATATGCCAAAAACATAGAGCCGCTTGAAGGGTATGAGGACTTTACCTGCCACGCAGACGCGGACAACTTTTATATTGATCTCGGAGGAGCCGGAAAGGAAGGAGATTTCTTCAAACTGACGCCGCAGGAATATGCGGAAAGAATCAAGGCTTCGCCGACTTACAAAGGGGGAAACGTTCGGATCATCAGCTGCCAGGCAGGCGCGAAGGAAGACGGAGCGGCACAAAGGCTGGCGGACGCTCTGGGCGTTTCCGTATATGCGCCGACGGAAGCGGTGCATGTAACGGAAAACGGGGAAATGTTCGTTTCGAATAATGACATTCTGGCCGAAATATGGTATAATGAAGATGATCGAAGCACGATCAAACAGACTGGCGAATGGAAGGTTTTTAAGCCAAGAAAGGAGTGAGGGTCTGTATGATTATCATTGGAAAGTACAATGAGTTTGCGCCCGATATGGGATTCCCGAGCATTAGGGATCACCTGCAAAAAGAACCGTACAAATCCAAAGACGCGATCTTGAAGCACTTACGAAGCGGAAACGTTCACATGGTGACTGCTTCCAGAATCGTTGATCTTATTTCTGGCAAAACAACGAATGTTGAACTGGTCTTTATGGACGACGGGAAATATTCGTGGAGCAGCGCCATTCCCTATTATGTTGACAAGTACAATTTGAGACTGCCGAAGGAATTTGAAAACTATATCTTAACAAACTAAGCACCATGCGCCCGCACGGTGCTTTTTCCGTCGAAAGGAGGAAGCCGGGCATGGCAAGAGACGACTACTTTGTGATTGTGTATCAAATCCTTTCGTATCTTTACCAGCGACTGAAAAAGGGAGAGCCGGTCGACCCGGCGTTTCTGAAACACGACGGGCCGCTGTTTGAGTTAAACCGGCAGTATTGGGCATACATCCTGTACCACATGGCGGAGGAAGGACTGATCGAGGGGATCAAGATGATTCCCATGGATGGGATCGAATTCCCCTATGTGACCCAACTGGAAACGTGCCGGATCACCCCTGCCGGGATCGCCTATCTGTGTGAAAACTCGCTCATGGAAAAGGCCAAAAGATTCCTGAAGGACATCAAGGAGATTGTGCCCTTCACGTAAGCACCAAGCGCCGCACGGCGCTTTTTGAATGGGAGGAAAAACGATGATGAACAAGGTTTGCCCCAGCTGCGGCCGGAAATACAGCGAACTGGAAGCCTACTGCACCAAGTGCGGGCTGGAACTGGAAAAAGCGCCGAACACCTGCTCGGGAATGAAAAGCGCCATGAGCCTTTCGGAAATCGAAAAGAAAATTGAGGGGAAAGAGATCAAAAGCATTGAAGATGCAAGAAAATATCTGACGGACGAGGAACTTGTGTATTACTTGAACAACGATGTTTTCTATGGCGTCCGTGCAGATATTTTTGAGGAGGACGTATGCGCTGTGGCTGAAATCCTCCGCATTCTTGGCGGCAAGGGATACAGCGTCGCGCATACGTCCCGGATTCTTTCGGCTTGTGAAGCGTTTGCTGAAAGAATCGCACAGTTCAGGTTTTAGGAAAGCCAGTCGTTTTTGTGCTTGATACGGATTTCCTCAAACAGTTTGCTGTTTTGAATGTAATCGTTAATGAACTGTTCAGGCGATTCGGCTTTGGAAGTCTTGACGGTATAGGCAATAACAAGATCGTCAAAGTGTTTCACCAAAGCATCACGGATTTCATCAGCAGCCATATTCTCACCTCTCTTCCCCCAGGCATTATAGCCTGAAACGGGAAGGACGTACAAGCGCCGCGCACGGCGCTTTTTCATTGCCTGCAAATGGCCAAACGGGCTTCGGCCCGGCAGGCCGTTTTTGCATATTCCTCCGGGGATGAGGTAAAAAGCCCTTCTGATGATCGGGATGCGACCCCGTAAAAAGCGTAGCAAACGGAACCCAACGTTACCAAGAAAGGAATGAAGAAAATGACCCTTGCGGAGATCCTGAAAGCCAACAACGTGGAGGACACGGCGGCGGAAGCCATCCTCCGGGCCATGAAGGAGAACAAAATCTACACTGCGTCGGAGGAGAACCTGGACACGCGCTATGAAAAGCTGAAAACCCAGCACGACGGCGTGAACCAGCAGCTGACCGAGGCCACCGCCCTGATCGAGGAGCTGAAAAAGTCCAACAAGGGCAACGAGGGGCTGCAGCAGAAGGTGACGGAATACGAAACCAAGGTGCAGCAGCTGCAGGCCGAATTGGAGCAGACCCGCATTGACGCGGCGCTGAAGGTGGAGTTGCTGGCCAACAAGGCCAACGACGTGGATTACCTGACCTACAAACTCAAGGCCAAGGGCGAGGCGCTGACCTTTGGCGAGGACGGGAAGATCAAGGGGCTGGACGACAAGATCGCCGCCCTCAAGACCCAATTCCCGGCGCAGTTTGACGGGGAAGGAAAGCGGACGGTAATTGAAAACCGGCTGCCGGAAAACCAGAACCATGAGACGGCCCCAACT